CAACTTGACGGCGCACTGCCAAACTTGGCGTTGATGAAGCTCGCCCACTGGCACCGCGCCAAGGGTGACGCCGTGACGCTGACCCGGCAGATTGAGCGCGACCTGTTTGAGCCGGCCTACGACAAGGTGTATGCCTCGGCGATCTTCGGCTTTTCGCAGGACAGGCTGATGCGGTTCGACGGTCTGCGTTTCGCAGCCTCGCTCATTTTTCGCCGAGATTCGGCGCTCATCTTGGAACCTTTGCGCATGGGTAAGAATACTACAATTTCATGGTGTGATTCAACCTGGAATCCCTGGATCGGCTGCACGAAGGTCGGGCCAGGCTGCGACAACTGCTATGCCGAAGCGCTGATGGACAAGCGCTGGCACAAGGTGCGGTGGGGAGCCGGCCAGCAACGCGAGCGCACCAGTGCGGCGAACTGGCGCCAGCCGCTTCTGTGGGAGCGCGAGCACGCGGCCTTTGCGTTGATGCACGAGCGCCGCCGCCGCGTGTTCTGTGCTTCGCTGGCCGATGTGTTCGACAACGCGGTGCCGGCCGAGTGGCGCGCTGATCTGTTCGCGCTGATCGCGGCCACGCCTCACTTGGATTGGTTGCTGCTGACCAAGCGCATCGGCAACGTGGCCGGCATGGCGCCTGCTGGTGGCCTGCCCGCGAACGTGTGGCTGGGCGCCACGGTGGTGAACCAAGAGGAGTTCGACCGCGACGCGCGCAAGCTGCTGGCGGTGCCTGCATCGGTTCGGTTCTTGAGCGTGGAACCGATGCTCGGGCAGATTCACGGTGTTCCCAGCATCGGGGCCTTTGACTGGGTGATCGTCGGCGGTGAGAGCGGGCACGGGGCACGCCCGATCAACCCCGAGTGGGTGGCGTCGATGGCCGATCAGTGCGCCTGGTACAGCGTGCCGTTCTTCTTCAAGCAGTGGGGCGGCAAGAGTGCGGCGGCTGGCGGCTGCGAGCTGGCGGGCGCAGAGGTCAAGGCCTGGCCGGTCGCAGCCTGAGGCCGAACGCCTAGCTAACCGGCTGGCGCGCTTTTGCGCCAGTCCGTGTTGAGCGACGTGTTAGCAGGCAAAACGTAACTACGGAGTGACTATGTTTGAAGAAGTGACCATCGGCGAATGCAGGTTGATCCTTGGCGACTGCCGGGAAGTGCTGCCACTGCTGCCGCAGAGCGACCTGATTTTGACCGACCCGCCCTACGGTATTGGAGCCAGCGCCGGGACTGGAAAGTACGGACGACTGAAGGTGGAAGCTGGGCGCGACCTTGCGTGGGACAACGACACGCCACCGCAATGGCTGATGCTCTTGATGCTGGAAAAGGCGGCGCACTTGATTGTGTTCGGCGGCAACTATTTCAGCCTCCCGCCTTCGCGCAACTATCTGGTATGGGACAAGGGCGCGGGGTTTAAGGGTCGCGACTTCGCAGAGTGTGAATTCGCGTGGTGCTCCTGGGACGGAAACGCCAAGGTTTTGACCCGCGACCCGCTGGCAAACAGAGACTACGAACACAAGGTGCACCCAACGCAAAAGCCGGTGCGGGTTTTGGAGTGGGCCATGAGCCTTGCCCCGAAAAGCGACACGGTTTGCGACCCGTTCATGGGCGCGGGAACGACGGGCATAGCGGCGCTTAACCTGGGCAAGCGGTTCGTCGGGGTTGAGCGCGAACGCCAATATTTTGACGCGGCCTGCGAACGGATTGACCGCGCACTGGCACAGCCTCGGCTGTTCGATGATGCAAAAGTCGGCGCTGGCGATACGGCGGTGCAGAGCGACATGCTTTTGCCTGCTAACGTAGAGCTAACCGGCGTGCCGCCCACGGACGCCACAAAGGAGGAATGAAGATGGAGCAAGAACAGAGCAACAACGAAGCATCGAGCGGCACGTCCGAGTTGAGCGCCGGGTTGGAGGGCGCATACGGGGCGAAAGCACTGGATGTACTGCTGGCGATGGCACGGCTGGCGGCGGACGGAAAGAGCCTGACAATCGCGGAGGATTGGGGTTTCGGATCGGCGACCGTGATTGACCAGGACGGGGCGCATACGCACGTTGGCTGCGATTCCGCCGGGAGCGAACTGGTGAACTTTGAGGCGTTTGTGAGCCAGTTGCACAGCCTGCTAATTGGTAAGCGCGGCCTGTCATGGCTCAAGCCCCCTAACGTCGAAGTTCAGGCGGGCGAAGCCTCGCCTGCAACGACGGGTTAGAGGGCTGCCGCTCATGGCTACCATCCGGCTCACGCAACTTGACGGCGCACTGCCAAACTTGGCGTTGATGAAGCTCGCCCACTGGCACCGCGCCAAGGGTGACAGCGTGACGTTTACGCGAAAAATCAACCCAGAATTGTTTGAGCCTGCTTTTTACGACGAAGTGTATGGATCGGCGATCTTCGGCTTTTCGCAGGACAGGCTGATGCGGTTCCAGCGGCAATGGCCGGAGGCAATAGTCGGCGGTAGCGGTACGCCGTTTGTGCACACGGTAGAGGACTTGATCGGCGGTGAGTACGAGCACCACGATTACGCAGACTATCCCGACGTGGATTACTCGATTGGCTTCACACAGCGAGGGTGCCGACTGGCCTGTAAGTTCTGCGTGGTGCCGAAGAAAGAAGGCAAGCCGCGCAGCGTGAATACGATTGCCGAGATTTGGCGCGGCAAACCGCACCCCAAGAAACTGCACTTACTCGACAACGATTTTTTCGGGAACCCGGACTGGCGGGCGAGGATCACCGAACTGCGCGAGGGGAAGTTCAGGGTTTGCATGAGCCAGGGCATCAACGTCCGGCTGATCGACGAGGAAGCGGCGGCGGCACTGGCGACGATTGAGTACCGGGACACCAAGTTTCAGGAGCGCCGGCTTTACACGGCATGGGACAACCTGAAGGATGAAGGGATTTTCTTCAAAGGGGTTGATCTGCTCGAAGCGGCTGGCGTCCCGCCGAAGCACCTGATGGCGTACATGCTCTGCGGCTACGACAAGGCCGAGACGTGGGACAGGATTTGGCAGCGGTTCCACCGGATGACGGAGCGCGGAATTTCGCCTTACCCGATGGTGTACGACAAGGCGCGGAAAGACCTTGCTGCGTTCCAGCGGTGGGTAGTAACCGGGCTTTACCGGATCGTGCCGTGGAACGAGTACGAGCGGGAAACGAGGTCGCCGGAATCGACGGCCGCATTTACGAGGGCGGTCGAACATGCTGCCCTCTAACGTAGAAGTCACCGGCTCGCCGGCATCATCGGCGAGTCCGCGTGGACTGCCGGGTTGGACACCGAAAAAGAGGACGCACCATGACCGAAGCTGAAAAGGAACTGATTGCGCTGAGATTCTGGAAAGAGGACGCACTTGAGGCATTGGCTGCGCATCGTGAGCAGGAAGAGCGGCACATTGCCATGATCGAAGAAATGCACGAAGTGATTGTGCGGGTCGCCGATACAGCGCACCAGCAGCAAATGGCGCTGAGCAAATACATCGAAGTAAAGGCTGATTATTTTGCGCCAAAGAAGCGAAAACCGAAGGTGTCCAACGTAAAAGTGAGGGGGCCGACGGCGGCCTTATCGCCGGAGGCTCCCTCTCGACTGCCGGGTTGGGGGTGCGAACCATGACCGAAGTGGAAGAACTTACGCAGCAACTGGTGGCAGAGCGCGAACGCGCCGACTACGCATGGCGGAACGCGCGGACGATTGAAGCGGCGCGCGTTGAGGAAATGCGCAAACGCGATGCGGCGGAGGCGGCACTAAAAACACTTGGCTCCATGATCAATCGACTTGTTGCGCATGGCGACTATGACGACTCACGTGACATAAACGGATGCCCTGAACAATCGGCAGAAACCGCTCAATTGATTGCTGAGGCGCGTGCCCTGCTGACCCCCAACGTGAAGTAGACCCCTAAATGGGTGTCTATATCAAAATTAAACCAATGTATTTTTAGCCAATAATGCGCACTCTTGACCTCATCGAAGCCGCCCTTTAATCCTTCACCGGAATCTGATTCTTCACAGCCCATTGCTGCCACGAGGCAAGGACGGCGGCGTCGATGGCGCAGTCTCGGATGAATCCGGCGCGGATGGCGGCTCCGTCAGTAACCACAATCCCCGCGCCGGTTGCATCATCTCCGCCGACACCGGCGGCAGGCTTGGACAATCCACCTTGACTGGAATTTGCGTTGCACACCCCGTAACGAGCAACATAATTGGCCACAGCGTTATCGCCCGCCAGTTTGAGCTTCGATTTGAGTCCACTTTTAATCTCCTTGAGGTTGGCTTCCTGTCTGGCTTCCGTTTCCTTGTTTTTCTCTACCATCTCCTTGCCCAGCGCCTCGGTAGCGGCTTCAGACTTAACGGCTTCAAGCTGCTCATGGTGCGCGCCTTGCAGCCAGCCAAAGCCGTATACGGCAATGCCTATGGCAAATATGGCTGCCCAGCGGTATATGAGGGGAAGGATGGTTGCGAAGGGTGGCATGATCATCAGTCGTCTCCCATGTTGATAGCCGTTTCCAAAGCATGCAGCCGATTCAGCCAGCCCTTGAGAAATACCTGCTGCGTCGGGTCATTCTGCACGATGCGCCGGTAAAACCGCTGTCTTTCCTCGATGATCGCATCGGCCAATTCCAGAGGCTCCATTTCCTTAACTGCGTCCATGGTCTCAGTCCCGACATGCCCGTCGACCACTACACCTACGGCCTGCTGGAGCAGTTTCGCCGACTTGACCACGCCATGATTCACGGCGCTGTCGAATACCACCAGATCGGCAGGGTCGGGGAGGATGGCGCACTTGGCGGGTAGCCAATAGAAGGCACTGTAAATATCCCGTACTTCACGATCCTCTATTGCCGCCACGCTGCGCTTGTTGTTGACGCGGTACGCATCATAGGTATCTTGCGTGATCCCCTTGTTGGTCGCGCCGCCCCTATCCAGAGGATTATCGACAAAGCCGCCTTCCCATTGCAGGATGAAAGGCAGGCATTCGTCGAATCGGGTCATGGCCGAAGCAAATGCCTGTCCAGCATCATCCACACGAGGATGGAGAGCAGTAATGGGTATTGTGCGACGCTATACCCCAGCGACAGGAAGACCGATGCTGTGGCCATGCACGCAATGGCGACCACGAGGAAAAACATACGATGCCTGTGCTTACCCCATTTCTCTTCGTCAAACTTTGACCCCAGGCAGACGACCTTGACGGCAATGCCCAAGGCAAGCACAATCACCAGTGGATCAATCATGATGTCACTCCACCGTTAAGGTTGTTAATCCATCTTTTGGCCGCCTCAATCGCCGTCGGCACGACCATTGGAGCAGCCCCACCGATGGCGATGGATACCAACGGTTTGAGGGAAATCATCACGTCCTTCAGCGAGGGCATGAAACTCAGGATGATGGTGGCGACCACCGGCATACCAAAGCCCGCCAGCAGGGAGCCGAGTAGCACACCACAAAAAGCCTTGGCGCGGCTGTCGATGTTGCCCACGAAGAAAGTGGTCAGCAGCGCGGCGAATAATCCCAGCGCCAGCCCGACAGTGTCCGCGCCGACGAAAAGTGTCGCCAGAGAGGCCAATCCGCCTGCCGCAATGCCGCCTGTTTGACCGTCCAAGGTTTGCTGTACTTGCATGGTTACCCCTCCCTTAATAAAGCGTCCGCCCGTCGCCCAGCAAGTCAGCATGGCAGTCCATCCTGGCCTTCAGGCACTTCGTCACCCACGTTTGCAGGATGTCCGTATCCCAGCCGATGAAGTAGTCCGCATGGCCGCTGATGCCTGCGGGCAGCATCGCATCCATGTCGGAGGACAAGCGCCACCGGCTGACCGCCTGATCGTCGGGGATGGTGTAGTGGATGTTGTAGGAGATCGCCGGTAGCACCACCGGATGCGTGGTTGGGCAATGCTTGGCAAACGGGGCTGTCCCGTCCTGCACCACAGCGGACAGGTGCGAAGCGTGGTCAGGCGAGTCCAGATTCACGCCATCCCAGCAGAAGGGGAATACCGCCATCATCACGAAGTCGCCGCCGACCTTGCACGTACCATCCGCAACGGCCTGCGTGATCGTGTTTTTCCATGTCGGCAATTCCCCATTCGCGCCATAGCAGACATAGCGCGCGCCGGTTGTCGCCGGGTCGGTATTCTTTGCGCCCTTGCTGACCATCCTCAACCCATGCGGCATGGGCTGCACTACGGCACTACTGTCGAATTCGTAATGCCCCTTGTAATAAACCACGGAGGACGCAGGCACAAGCGGACGCCCCGTGTCGATCATGGCCGGAAACCAGTACGAGCTACGGTTGAGCGTACCCCCGGCGCAAGTGCTGTTGCCCTTGTTGGCGATTGAATCCACCGTGCTGAAGGCGTCCACCGAGGTATTGCCGATGAAGGTGTGCAGGTGCGCGGCTCCCGTCTGGCCGGGGTATACGATGGGGTCGTCCTTGGCCATCTTGGCGAAGCCGCAAACCGTGCGGAAAGCGCCGACGGTGTGCGGGCCGGCGGGAATCAAGACGGGCGGAATGGCACAGTTTGGCGCACCCTGCACGCAATCCGCGCCGGTCGTCGAGTCGCGCCACACACTCCGTACCCGAGGGACGGCATAGCCGATATTCGGCGGCGGGATCAGGGTCAGGTCGATAAAGGGATAGGCGTGGTGGGGGCGGGTTACCGTCACCTTGTCCGACTTGTTGATGGTCAGGTAAATGGTCTTGCTGGCGTCGGTCAGGCGGCGCTTGATATCGACCGTCACCGCCGGATCAGCCGTGATAGTGATCTCGGAAGGCGGCAACGCCCATGCGGTAGAGATGGCAAGCGACAGCAGGGGGATGATGGGCTTCATCAATTGATGACCAGTATCTCGACATCCCAGATCATGGGGCCGGCACTCCCATTGCCATAAGATGCAATGGCAAAGTAATACGGGGTTCCCCCCTGGATGTATTGGTTAAGAATGCTTGTCACATCAGCGCGGCATGGCATCGGGCCGCCTGGGTTTGCCGAGCAGCCCGGTGTATAACTTGCCGGGCCGTCCGTATCGTTGGCGGCAAAATAAACCAGTAGGGAGCATCCGGTAAAGCCACCGCCGGTTTGCGCCGGACAGGCCATGATCGCAGCCGATGTATTCGCGTATAACGAATTTGCTTTCCAGACAATCTGCACGCTGGCGGAAGAAACGACGACACCCTGCGCCTTCCAGACATCAAACGGCATGGGTATGGTTATGGCCGTATAAGCATTGGATGGTTTTTGCCAACTGGCGGCAGTTGGCGCAGGGAGATAAGTCGCCCCGCTTTTATAAAGGATCAGTTGCGTATAAGAAAACGGCGCAGCAAAAATCGGAGCGCTGAATAGAAATGCCGCAATGCAAAACAGGGTTTTCATGAGTTAACTGACCTGACTATTTCAAACCTGATCGGCAGCGCATGGGACAGGCTGCCTGCGGTTATGTTGCGCAGCGCGATGGCGAAATTCCCGGCGTTTACAGCGTAAGCCCAGACGTTGTAATTGCCCCCATTACCATCGGCTATCATGACGTTAACAAGATCAGTCGCAACAACAACACTATTATTTACGGTGAAAAGCGCAGTGGTGTTAGCCGCTAAAGCGGCGTTGTGCGTGGTTATCAATCCTGTTGCTTTATTAAGAGTGACCGCAGTGGATTTATCGGTCAGTTGCGTTACCGTCCCGCCGGAGCCTGCGCCGTAGCCATGCATGGGCAATGGATTCAGCAACATCCAGTCCGTGCCATCGTTGTAGACCACCGCCGGGTGGTTGATTGGCGCTTGCGCCGCAGTCACAAACTGTTTTGTCCCCGCCGCATCCCAATACTTGAAGTTGAGCGGCGGCAGGCCGGAGACGGCGATAGTGGGCGAGCCGGTCGGTGCGGCATGGAGTGGCGCGGTGTACTGCTGCTTCGCGGCATTGGCGGCGCTGGACGGTGTCGGGGTGAGGGTGAATGCCGAGCTGGTGCCGCCGGTGGTGAAGGCGGTGTAGGTCTGCGACTGGATGTCGCCGGTAAGCGCATGTCCCAGATTGGCGGACGCCAGTGTGCCGACGGTGATCCACGCGCTGTTTGCGGCGTTGCGCAGCTTGAGCAGTCCGGTCGTGGTGTCGGCCCAAAATTGATAGGCATACGTAGTTCCAGGGGCGCTGGCTCCGCTGCTGTTGCTTATCAGCGCCAGCAGCGCATTGTTGATGTCGGCGCGGAATGTCGCGCCGGCGGCATTGTCCAGCACCATGTCATGTTGGCTCATGCGTGGCTCCTTTATCTGCCGTGCCGATCAGCGGCAAGAAGTCCCACTTTCCATCGCGCTTGAAAAGCCACGCGAAACCGATGGAGCGTATCCAGTCCCGGTCAATCGCCGTCCAGTTTCCGAGTTTCCACATCAGCCACTGCTCGTTGGGATGCCTGTTTTCGTAGGTTCTCATAACTTCGCCCTCAGCGTAACAATCTGGTCGTCGAGACCTTTTAGCCACCCCCCATCAATACCCAGCACAGCCTCGCGGAGTTTGCGTGAAGTGGTTGTGGATTCAAGCCAAATAATCTGCTGCCTGATGATTTCTGCCGCAGTTGGCGGCGGTGGGTTGGCGAGCAGAGGATGGCCATTGGCGTCGGCGGCGATGACTTTTCCTGCGGACTGGCCATCAAGTAGCGCAAGGTACACTGCATCGCTGATTTCCACGGCGTCAGGCGGAATCTGCGCTGGCGTGTGAATGCCTGCATTGTAGAAGCCGCCCGTTGATTTTGAGTAGTGCATGATTCCCCCTAAATTCCGATGGCAATGAAGTAAAAGGCAGTTGCAGCGTTGCCGTTGTTTTTTGTAGTGAAACTCGTGAGTGATATTGCGGAAACCACGTCTTGTGCTTGAGACGTAGTGCCAGATGTGATCGGCGCGATAACCACTGCTAAACAGGAACTTGGGAAAGCCAGCGGAAAGGTCGTAGCCGCCGAAGCATTTATGCCTATTGATGCCGTTGTGCCAAACTGTAATATCAGTCCGCCCGGCAGCTTTTGGTAACTAAGAGTGGAAATGCTTTGGTTTGCCCCTTGCAGAGCAGCCGCCAAGGTCGACGGCACAATTGGCCGCGTAGTATCGGCCAGTGCTTGAGCCTCAGCATCAGTGGCCAATTCAACTATGCCAGAGATCGTTGTGCTCGCTGCCACCCTCGACAAATCCCGCACCAGCGCCTGCGTCGCACTCAGTAACTTGACCTTGCTCTGCCAGCCAGACGGAAAGTCATTCGCGGCGATGTTGGTATAAGTCCCGTCCGTATTCTGCTTGACCAGATTCGGCGGCGTGGCGACTCCGCTGATCGCCAGGGTAGGTGCTGCACCTGCGGCGGCGTGGAAGGAAATGTCCCATTCCTGACCTGCGGTATAGGCGGTGATGGCCGGTGTCGGGGTGAGGGTGAAGGCTGTCCCCGTGCCGCCGGTGGTGAAGGCGGTGTAAGTCTGTTTCTGGATGTCGCCCGCGCGGGCAGGGTTGGCGGCGACCGTGGCGGCTGTCAAAGCGGTCATTGAGGTGACGTCTGAGTTGGCACCAGAAGCGGCATGTCCCAGATTGGCGGACGCCAGCGTGCCGACGGTGATCCACGCGCTGTTTGCGGCGTTTCGCAGCTTGAGCAGTCCGGTCGTGGTGTCGGCCCAGAACTCGTAGGGATAGGTGGTTGCCGGCGCGGCGCTGCCGGAGCTATTGCCGGCCAGCGCCAGCAGCGCATTGTTGAGGTCGGCGCGGAATGCCGCGCCGTCGGCATTGTCCAGCACCATGTCATGTTGGCTCATGGCGTGGCTCCTTTATCTGCCGTGCCGATCAGCGGCCAGAAGCAGCCCCTGGCGGCATCCCAGAAAAACCTGTTGGGCGGCAGGTCGCAGCCGTCGGGCAGCGGCACATGCGCGGCGGTGACGGCGGCGGCGGCGATGGTTTCCATGCCCTGGTAGACGCTATTGGCGTCGAGGATGGCGACCATCACTGGCGACGGCGCAGTGTTGATGGGGGTGCGCTTTTTTGTCATGTTGGATCTCCTTAAACAGGTATTTTGATATCCACCGCCAGGGTGGTGATGGTGATGTTGTGGGTCACGTCCCGGCTGGCCAGGGCGAGGCGGAATTTGACGGCGCGGCAGTTGAAGTCAGCGACATGGAAGGGCGTCCAGGCGCTCCACGCCGGGCTGCCGGACGGGTTGTCATTGGTCGTCGCGGCATACAGCGTGGCGTCGCAGTCGTCGACCACCGCGCCGCTGAAGGATGTCCAGGCATCGATCAAATCCGTCCGGCTGTCCATCAGGTCACCGGTGTCGAAACTCAGCGCGGCGATGTCGGCTTCGAAGCGGCGCACGGCGGTGGTGGTCAGGTCGACATAGCCGGCGGCCGGGAAGTCATACGCGCCATCGGCGGCGATGCCGCCCAGTCCGTCGATCAACGGCCAGGCATCGACCAGGTCGGTGGCGGCATCCACCAACAAGGCCCCGTCGAGTTGCAACGCCGATGCGACCACCGCCGTGTTGCTCTTCGTGCCGCTGAAGGCCGGCTGCTCGGTCAGCGTGGCTACCGTTGTAAATCCGGTAATCATGCCTTCGGTGGCCAGAAAGCCGGCCAGCGTGGCCGACCAGTTGCCGGAGCTGTCGAGCGCCTTGGCCATGTAGGTGCCGGTGACCAGCGGCAACACGCCGGTGGTCGAATTGCCGTCGAAATATTCGAGGATCACGCCGTCTTCCCAGGCCGCGCCGGTGGTCTTCGGCGTGTGGCGGAAAACGATGTAGCCACCGACGGTCACATCCAGATCCGCCGCGATGTCCCACGAGGCATGGGCGAAGCCGTTGCTGGCGCGCACCGAGAGGCCGGCCACGGCGGCAGGCGCCAGCGTTTTGCCGTATATTGTCTGCGTCAGCGCGGCGGCCGGTGAACGCATGCCCAGCATGTTGACCGCCACCACCGAGAATTCCCATGCGCCCTCACTGATCGGCGCGATCTCCTGCGTGTGGCCGGTGGTGGGCGGCAGGTCGATCCAGTTGCCGCTGCCAGCCAGGCGGTAGCTCAGCACATAGCGCAACGCATCGTCCTGGCTTTGCCAGCTCGCCAGCCCCTTGACGCCGACCGCGCCGAGACCGGACAAGTACAGCGATTCCGTGATGCTCAGCCCGGCAGGCTGCACCGGCGCGGCGACGTTAATGCCGCTCACCCGGCGCAACTCGAGCGCCAGGCCTTGCTCGATGGCGGCGTATTTGCCGGCGTTGTAAGCCAACGCGGTGATCTCAAGCTGGGTCTTGTCGATTTCGCTGACCGCCACCACGCGCCAGGTTTCGGCCTGAAGATCGGAAGCTTCGAGTTGCCAGATAGCAAAATTCTGCGGCGCAGCGGTGAGCGCGGGGGAAACCGTCAACACGCTGGCGCTGCCGATGCTATTGGTCACTGCCCTGCTTTCGACGCTGCCATCGGGCAATACGCACCACAGCGTGTACGTCTTTCCTGTTTCAATGTCCACCGCCGCATCAAGCGTCACCGCGCCGGTGGTGGCGCTATTCACCCGCCCGCCAAAGCGCTTGCCGGCGCGGCGCGGGTCGGCGGTCTGGATGACCGCGCCGGGGTATACGCTGACGCCGTCCAGCCCGCAGCGGAAGGTCACCGTCTCGGTCTCGCTGCGCTCGGTGAGCAATATCAGCTTGCCCAGCCGGTGCGCCTGGCCGCGCGAGGCGCAGCCGATGGCGATGACCTCGGTCTGGTTGATGCCGTAGCGCGCGATGCCGGTGTCGTCGGCGACGTATTCGACCTTCTGCCGGTAGAGGTCCGCCGGGTCGTTCCAGCTCACCAGCGCGACGGTGTGCCGCGTGCGGCGGCTGCTGCCCTGGTGGCTGAAGACGCCGTCGATGACATTGGCCGCGGTGAACAGCATGATCGGGTCGGCCGGCGCATCCTGCACGGCGGTGACCGCGCCGGCCGACCAGTAGGTGATGGCGCGGAAGATCGAGGCCATCGCGGCGACCACCTTGTAGGCTTCTTCGCGGGTCTGCAAATACAAGTTGCAGGTGAAGCGCGGTTCCTGGCGGCCGTAGCCGTCATCCACTGCGGCATCGCAATACTGCGCGATGGTATACAGCGCCCATTTGTCCACCTGCGCGGCGGCGATGGTGTCGCCGAGGCCATACCGGGCGCTGGTCAGCAGGTCATAAAAGCACCACGCCGGATTGTCGGTCCAGGCGATCTGGAAAGTCCCGTCCCAGGCGCCGGTATAGGTGCGCGCGACGGCATCATAATTTGAGGGCACGCGCACCAGCAGGCCGTAGATGTCGTAGCCGCGCACGGGGATGCGGTTGAAGTTCGAGGCGTCGACCGAGAGCGCCATCAAGGCGCTGTTCGGGTAGCTGAACTTGGCGTCGACGATCTGCGTGTAGCTGCCCCAGTAGGTTTTGTTGATCAGCGTGGCGCTGGCGCTGTCGGCCGTCAGGCGGCGCACGCGGATGTCCCACGGCCCCGTGCCGGTGAGCGGGATGCGGTAGGCGCGCTGGTAGCGGCTGATGGTCTTGCCGATGATGGTGTCGGTGTATTTGGGGACCAGCACCGAGCCGCCGGTGATCTTGAGGTCTTGCGGCTGCGCCGGCCACAGGTTGCCGCCGGTTTGCACCAGGCGGAATTCATAGGTGCCGAGGGCAAACGTGAGGCCGGTGCCGGCGGCGCCGGCGGCCAGGCCGAAGCCCTTGCCCGGGCTCAGCGCCATGGTGCCAAAGGTGGTGGAGGCGCCCATGAAATCGGCCAGGCCGTAGCCTTTGCGCTGCGCGGCGATGACCGTCCATGCGCCGCCGCTGACCGGCCGGTATTCGATGTTGAAATCGATGTACGCGCCAGGCTTGTATTCCGTCGGCGTCCATCTGATCAGCAGGCTGACGCCGGTGGACTCGGCGAGCATCTTGCCCGTGCCGTCGGTCAGCGCGGCAAACCGGGTGCTGTCCATGATGGCGCTGACCGCCTGCGCCACGTAGCCGCCGCCGTTGTCCTGCACGTCGATGGCGATGTCGAGCCGCGTGCCGGTGGTGTCACCCGTCGAGGTGCTCACCTGGTAGAGCTGCGGAATGTCGATGGTCACGCGCACCGCGTCCACATCGGTATTGGTCACGCTGCGCACCAGCGGTGCGGCGGCGGTGAATTCCGCGCTGACCGCGATTTCCGATTCTGCGTCGGCAAAACCGGTGATATAGGACTGCCCCTGCGTGCCGTTGCGCGAGACGAGATTGACGCCCTTGAAATTCGCCGTGCCGTTTGGGTTGATGACCGGCGTGTTATCCAGATACACCGAGGCCAGGCCATTGACCAGGCCACCGATCTCGCCTTCCGCCACCAGGTCGATGACGCGCGCATACTGGCGCGAGCGCAGGCTGTCGGGCGCTTCGGTCGGCGTGTGGCCACCGCTATCGCCGCCCTTGCCGCCACCACCACCGCCTGCGCCGCGGATTCTGGCTAGATTGGTCGGCGTATTCACAGCACATTCCCCTGCGCGTCGATCTGCTCGATGCCGAGCCCGGCATAGATAACCTGGCTGCCGACCACCATGCGGCCATAGCAAACCGGCACCGCGTTGCCCTGGGCGACGGTATTCACCGCGCCGTCAAAGGCGAACGATGGCTTGTTGTCCGGCCGGTCGATGCTGCCCGAGGGTTTGGGCGGCTGAAACAGCAGTTGCGATACCCCGCCCAGCACCAGCGAGACGCCAATGGTCGTGGCAAAGTAACCGGCGGTGGTGGCAAAGCCGCCCGCCCAGGCGGCCGTGAGGCTCATTGACGCACCGCCGGTGGCGATGCCGACGCCGATCAGCGCCGCGCCGAGCAGGATGCCGCCCA